AGGAAGGCGCGAACGCAGCCGAAACCCTGGCGAACGTCATCGGTGGCGTGGACAGCAACACCGGCCAATACCTGGGCCTGCAGGCGTTGCTGGCTGCGAAGGCCATCACCGGCCAGCAGCCGCGCATCCTGATCGCGCCAGGCTTCACGCATGAGCGTGTGACCGGTGGCGTTATCTCCCTGGCTGGCGCTAACGGCAGCGGCTACACCGATGGCGTCTATGTCATCAACGCGACTGGCGGCACTGGCGGCACTGGCGGCAAAGCACGCATCACCATCACTGGCGGCGCAATCTCCAAGCGCGAAGTGATCGAAAGCGGCAGCGGCTACACCGCAGCGCCGACGTTCACCCTGACAGGCGCTGGCAGCGGCACTGGCGCAACCATCGTCGCAACCATCGGCACCGCTGGCAACGCCGTTGTAGCCGAACTGATCGGCATCGCTGACCGCCTGCGCGCCGTGATCTTCGCAGACGGCCCGAACACCACCGACGCGGCGGCCATCGCTTACGCTGGCGACTTCGGCAGCAAGCGCGTGTACGTGATCGACCCTAAAGTGGTGAAGTCCGAAAATGGCGCACTGGTCAACCAGTACGCAAGCGCTGGCGCTGCAGGCATCCAGGCCCGCATCGACAACGAACAGGGCTTCTGGTGGAGTCCATCCAACCAGCTGTTTAACGGCATCGTCGGCACCGCTCGCGCAATCGACTTCGCGCTGGACGACGCGAACAGCCGCGCCAACCTGCTGAACGAAGCGAACGTGGCCACCATCGTGCGCGAAGACGGCTACCGCCTGTGGGGCAACCGCACGCTGTCCGATGACCCGAAATGGCAATTCCTGTGCGTTGTGCGCAGCGCCGACATCATCAACGACAGCATCCTGCGCGCGCACCGCTGGGCCGTGGATCGCGGCATCACGAAAAACTACGTGACCGAAGTCGTGGAGAGCGTGAACGCCTACCTGCGCAGCCTGGTGGCAATCGGCGCGATCCTGGGCGGCAAGTGCTGGGCAGACCCGGACCTGAACACGGCGCAGAACATCGCAAACGGCCACGTGTACTTCGATTTCGATTTCACCCCAGTGTACCCGGCTGAACACATCACGTTCCGTAGCCACCTGGTGGGCGACTACATCAAGGAGATTTTCTAAATGACCGCACGCGACGTTCGCAAAAATTTCAATCTGTTCGTTGACGGTCGCGGCTACGCTGGCCAGGTGAACAACGTCAACCCACCAAAGCTGACGAAGAAGACCGAAGAATTCCGGGGCGGCGGCATGAACGCGCCCATCAAGCTGGGCATGGGCATGGAAGCCATGGATGCTGATTTCTCCATGATCCAGTTCAGCAAGGACGTGCTGTCGCTGTTCGGACTGGCTGAAGGCCAGTACGTCCCGATCACGCTGCGCGAAAACCTGGAAAGCTACGACGGCACCGAAACGGCAGTGACGCACGTTTTCCGTGGCCAGATCACCGAGATTGACCAGGGCACCGTGGAAGCTGGCACGAAGCCTGAAATCAAAATCAGCATGAACCTGAACTACTACCGCCTGCAGCATGGCGACGATGTGGTTCAGGAAATCGACATCATCAACATGATTCACATCGTGGATGGTGTGGACGTGATGGCAACCCAGCGCGCAAACCTGGGCATGTAATCGACAAAGACGGGCCGCACATGACGGCTCGCAATTAAATTCAATAGGCGAGAAATGAGCAACAAAAACGTGAAGTATGGCGAAGGCTTTGCAGACATCACCCTGTCGCGTGATTTCGACCTGGGCGGCACGAAAATCAAAGCGCTGCGCATGCGCGAACCGACCGTGAAGGACCAGCGCGTTGCGTTTAAGTCGTCCGAAGACATGGGCGAGCGCGAAGCGGCAATTTTCCAAAACCTGTGCGAGATTGCGCCTAGCGATCTGGATCGGCTGCCATTGAAAGACTACGCGCGCCTGCAGGACGCCTACTCGGGTTTTTTCGACTAAGTGAAGACTACTGCCTGGACGGCATCCTGGCGCTGGCATCGCACACCGGATGGGCAGAAGCAGAAATTTTAGCCATGCCGACTTCGCGGTTCATGGATTACCTGAAGCGCTTGAAAAAACTGAATGGCTAATAAGCGTTTAAACACTACGATCACCATCGGCGGGACCGTCAGCAGCACATTGCGTGCTGCTGTCGGCTCCACCACGTCGATGATGCGCGATCTTGGCAACAGCATCCGCGACCTGGACAAGCGCCAGCGCCTGCTGGGCAACAGCATCCAGACGTTCGGCAAGATGGGCAAGAGCGTTGACGGCCTGCGCCAGAAGTACGCCGACACCATCCAAACCATCGACAAGCTGCGCACCGCACAGAAGCGACTTGCTGATGCCGAAGCAAAGCACGCCCGCATAAACTCGCGGGCTGGAGCCGTGCGCAATGCAGGCGTCGGCGTAACCGTCGCTGGCGGCGCACTAGTTGCTTCCGCTGTGCCAGGCGTGAAGGAAGCGAAGCACTATCAGACCGAACAGGCGCGCGTAACCGCGCTGGGTATGGGCGCAGCAACGAACGAACAGGCATTCAAGTTCGTCAAGGACATGAAGACGTTCGGCACCAGCCAGCTGGAAAACATGGAACTGATGCGCGACGGCCTGAGCGTGTTTGCTGACTTGCACCACGCCGAAATGGTTGCGCCGCTGCTGTCCAAGATGAAGTTTGCGAACAAGGCAGTATTTGGCGTTGAGCGCGGCGAGCAGCAAAGCCAGCAGTTCATGGACATGCTGAAGGTTATCGAGACACGCGGCGGCCTGAAGTCCGAAGCGGAATTCAGCAAGCAGGCAAACATCATCCAGCAGGTTATCAGCGCCACTGGTGGCCGCGTCAGCGCGACCGAATGGCGGCACATGCTGGCCACTGGCGGACTGGCAGGCAAGAGCATGGACAGCGAAGCGCTGTTCTACACGTTCGAACACCTGGTGCAGGAAATGGGCGGCGACCGCGCAGGCACCGGCCTGAATTCGCTTTATAAGTCGCTGTATCAGGGCGTTGCGAAAAAGCGTTCCGTGCTGAACCTGGAGCGCTTCGGCCTGATCGGCGACAAAACCAAAGTGAAGCACGACAAGGCGGGCCAGGTATCGAGCATGGAGCCAGGCGCGCTGCTTGGGTCCGACCTGTTCCGCGCCAATCCGTTCGAATGGATGGAAAAGGTGCTGCTGCCGCAGTTGGCAAAAAAGGGCATCACAGACGAAAAGCAAGTCATCGACACCATCGGCATGATTGTGTCGAACAGCGTCGGCGGTTCGTTCCTGGCTGAAATGTATCGCCAGCGAGAGAACATCCACCGCGCACGCGACCGCAATAAGGGCGCGCAGAACATCGATCAGCTGTATGGCGAGGGCAAAAACAGCGCGAGCGGCAAGGAACTGGAAGCCGAAGCGAAGCTGGCCGACGCCAAGCTGAAAATGGGCAACGAGATTTTGCCGCTGTACACCGCTGCGCTTGAAAAGGGCGCTGAAGCGCTGAAGACGTTCAACGAGTTTGCGGAAAAGCACGGCACGCTGGTGAAGATTGCAGCAGTCGGCATCACCGGCCTGGGCGCTGCCCTGGTCGTGCTGGGTCCAGTCCTGACCGTAGCAGCTGGCGGCATGAGCCTTTACGCATCGCTGCAGCTGCGCACGGCTGCGGCAGCTGTGGCGTCTACCACCGCCATCACGGCGCAGACGACTGCCATCACCGCGCAGGGCGTAGCGGCGACGACGACGGGCGGAGCACTGGCCGCCATGGCGAAGCGTGCGCTGGCTGTGCTGGCCGTGGCCAACGTTGCAGACTATGCCGCTGGCAAATTCGGCGTGGGCGGAAAGGCCATCAACCAGTCTCAGGATGATGCGAACTGGAACAGCATGAACTGGTGGCAGAAGATTGAATCTGGCACCGCACGCGGAATTGAGGGCGTCGGCGGCTTCATCGGCATGTCGAATATGGCGAACGAAGCGCAGGCCAAGCGCATCGCCAAGGAAACCGAATACCTGCGCGCGAATGGCCAGCTGCCAGCCCTGCGCGGCGCTGCTTCCACTGGTGCTGGCGCGCCAAATATCAACAACGAATTCAACATCACGCAACAGCCTGGCGAATCGCAAGAACAGCTGGCGCGACGCATCGCGGACATGATTAAGCGCGACGCCGCCGTTCAGCAGCGTGGATCACTTACGGACCATTAAACCATGAGCGACATCATGATGCGCCTGGGTTCCTTCGGCTTCGGTATCACCACTGCCGCTTACCAGGAACTTCAGCGCAGGACAGCATACAAGTGGGCCAGCAATGAGCGCTTCGGACAGGACGACGCGCTGCAGGCTACCGGCTATGGCGCGGACACGATTTCGCTGCCTGGTGTGATCTATCCTGAATTCTTCAGCGGCACCGAACAAGTGAACGAACTGCGCGACCTGGCCGCGCAGCTGGAGCCGCAAACGCTGATCGATGGGCGCGGCAACATGCTGGGCCAGTGGGTAATCGAAGAAGTCGAGGAGCGTGGAACGATCTTCGGGCCGCAGGGCGTCGCACTTAAGCAGGAATTCACGCTAAGCCTGCGGCGCTACCAGGACGACGGCGAAGACTTTGGAAATGCAATCGAGGTAGTCACAAGCGCCATTCCAGTGCCCAGCGCGCTGTCGAGCGCAACGCAGGCGGCTTCGTCAGCAGCGAAAGGAACGACCAGCCTTGTGTCCAGCCTGACGAGTGCAGTGTCAACCATCACCGGCATGGCTGGCGTAATCGGCGCGCAGGCATCCAGCATCAACGCTGCTGTGCGCAACGGCCTGAATGCCGCCAAACGCCTGCAGAACGGCGGGAGCGATGCTTTGCGCATGCTGTCTGGCGTGAAGTCGATTACCAGCATTCCAAGCGCCATGAACAGCCTGGTGAATGTGGGCGGCGAAGTGTCGCGCGCTGCTGGCGCTGCATCTGGCGTTCTGAAACTGGCGAACATCGCCGACCAGACGGCTGCAAGCGCAGTGCGCAACGCCATGATCGATATCAATCGCGTGAACGTGCTGGCCGTCAGCGTCCGCACCAGCGCGCAATCCGTACTGAAGAAAGGCGGCTGATGGCCACCTACACCACGAAGGCGGGCGAAACCGTCGATTACATCGTATGGAAATACTACGGTGCGCAGGATAACCGCGCCGTCGAACAGGTGCTGGCAGCGAATCCTGGACTGGCAGACAACGGCCCTGAACTGCCTGCTGGCCTAAACATCGAACTGCCGACGCTGGAAGCGCCGACCGTCAAGCCTGGGCTGAAGCTATGGGATTGATGGCAACGTTCAAAGTCGTGGCGAACGATGCCGACATCACGGCAGCCATCGCTTCGCGCTTCATTTCCATGTCGCTGACGGACGAAACCGGCATCACGTCCGACATGCTGGAAATCGTCCTGGACGACAGCGGCGAGCCGATACAGCGTCCGCCGAAAGGCGCGGAATTGGAAGTGTCGCTTGGCTACGACGGCGAGGCGCAGCCCATGGGCATGTTCGTGGTGGACGAAATAGAATACAGCGGCTGGCCGTCGCAAATGGTCATCAGGGCGCGCGGGGCAATCTTCGACAAGACGCCGAAGGGCAAAGCGAACCTGCAGAGCCAGAAGACGCGCAGCTGGCCGTCGAACACGAAGCTGGCCGACATGGTTTCGAAGATCGCGAAAGAACACGGCATGGAACCAGCCGTTGCGGCGTCGCTGAAATCAATTGTGCTGCCGCATATCGACCAGTCCGACGAAAGCGACTTGAACCTGCTGGTGCGCATCGGGAAGAACTACGACGCCATCGTGAAACCTGCGAACGGCAAGCTGGTGCTGGCCAAGCGCGGCGAATCGAAGTCCGTAGGCGGCCAGACCCTGGCCAGCCTGTCGCTGACATCGAACGATGACATTTCGCGCTTCCGCGTGCTTGAAACTGCGCGCGATAGTTCCGGCACCGTCGTGGCCTATTACCACAAGGTGAAGCAGGCCAAGCGCCACGAAGTGAAGGTGGGCAGCGGCGAACCAGTCACCAGGATGAAGCGCTATTTCCCGACGCAGGACATGGCCCTGGCCGCTGCGAAGGCAGAACTGGCGAAGCGCGACCGCAAGAAATCCACCCTGTCGCTGACCATGCCAGGCCGACCAGATGCCGCCGCTGAAAGCCCGCTGACCATGATCGGATTCCGCGATGGCGTGGACGGCGAATGGATCGTGACGCGCGTTTCGCACCGGCTGGACAAGTCAGGCGGCTACACATGCGACCTGGAAGCGGAAACGCCGACTGAAGGCGGCGCGTCAGTCGAAGATGAAGCCGAGTGAGACATTATTATTGTGGACGATTTCGCGTGATTACTTTTCTGGCAGGGCACCCTGTGGGGCACCCTGAGTTTTAAGCATCAAGCGATTTGCTGTGTAAGTCGTTGATTTTATTGGAGCGGGTGAAGGGAATCGAACCCTCGTATTCAGCTTGGAAGGCTGCTTGCGCCCTATAATCGGCTATAATTTGGCATCACGGCATCTAACAGCATGCCGTTGATTCACAACGACAATTTGACCTAGCGGGGCAAAACTGCAATGCCTTCAAAGGGCGGTCACTTTGCCGCCTGGGGCACCCTGAAGGGCACCCTGAACCACCAATAACAGAGGGGCATGCAGTGCTTACGAAGACACAAATTGATGCCGCGATACGCGACTGCCAGGGCGAAACCGTGCTGAACGACGGCAACAGGAACAAGGGCGAAGGCAGCCTGCGGCTGCGCATCCGCAAGACCGGCAAGGGCACCACGGCGACCTGGTTCGCGCACTGGAAGAAGGAAGGCGAGCGCGGCAAAAAGCAGATCGGGTTCTATCCCGACATGACCCTGGCCGACGCCAGGACGAAGTTCGCCGACGACATCAGGCCACTGGTGAAGTCGTCGCCGAAGCCGAAAGCTGCAATTGAATTCATCGGCGAAGCGCCTACCGTCGAAAACCTGTTCAAGAAATACGTAGCGCACCTGAAGGCGCGCGAAGCTGGCGCTGCTGGTCACGTCGAAAACGTTCTGCTGATCGGCAAGTACAACGCCGCCGACCAGCTGGGCCGCAGCAAGCTGGCGGGCGACGTGACGCCAGCGGACATTCGCGCGCCGCTGACGGCAGCAGCCAAGCGCGGCGCACTGCGCACGGCAGACATTCAGCGCACCTACATGTCGTCAGCCTTCGGCTGGGCCATGAAGTCCACGAACGACTACACCCAGGAAGTGACATACGACTGGGGCATTCAGGTGAACCCAGTGATGGCCGTGCCGAAGGACAAGCGCGCGAGCAAGGAGCGCAACCGCAATCTATCTCCCGACGAAATGGCTGCTGTGTGGGCGGCGCTGACGGACGAAGGGTCCGGCGACTGCGCGCGCCTGGTGATGCTGTGCGGCCAGCGTGTGCAAGAAACCATCAAGGTGGACGGCTGCGAAGTCGATACGAAGCGCGCGCTGTGGACCATCCCAGCGCACAAGACGAAGGGCCGGAAGAAGCCGCACTTCATCCCCCTGCCCACCCAGGCGAACGAAATTTTCAAGCGCCTGAAGCGCTGGCACGGCGACGGCCCGCTGTTCCCAGCGCGCACAGGATCGAAGGCCGAGCGCATGGGATTTTTGGCCGTGTCGCACCACATCGCATCGCTGGACTGCTGCGCGCCGTTCCAGGCACGCGATCTGCGTCGCACCTGGAAATCACGCATGGGCGACGGCGCGGGCGTTGACAGGTTCACGCGCGACCTGATCCAGCAGCACGCGAAGGGCGACACCGGCAGCCGCGTGTATGACCACGCTGACTATCTTCCGCAGATGCGGGCAGCGATGAAAAAGTGGGAAGCATGGTTTGAATCCAACGTGATAAAATCCGCACTACGATCACGACAAAAACGGACAAATGCCAAGCCACAAGCCATTGCTGCCTAAGTCGGCAGCGAAAGAAAGAGGCATCCCCAGGTTCTTCACCGGCAAACCATGCGCACGCGGTCACGTTGCTGACCGCGTGACAGCATCCGGCAACTGTCTTGCCTGCCAGCGACTGGCGAATGCGGACCACTACACAAGGACGCTGAAGCGGCGCAGGCAAACAGAACTGAAGCCGCGAATTCTTGAGCAAGCGCGAGCGTACAACGCGCGAAACGCCGAGGCCATCAGCGAGAGGCGGCGCGAGCGATACGCGGCAAGGCGCGACGAAATGATTGCGCGACGACGCGCCTACTACAGAAACAACCTTCCTGCGATAATCGCCACAAACCGGCGCATGATTGCCCGCAGGCTTCAGCGCATGCCGTCATGGTTGACCGACGACCAGGTGCGCGAAATCGTGGCCAAGTACCAACTGGCCGCCAAGCTGTCGATTGAAACCGGCATCAAGCACCACGTTGACCATATCGTGCCGCTGCAGGGGAAAACTGTAAGCGGCCTGCACGTACCATGGAATCTTCAGGTAATCCCCGCGCTAGATAATCTGCGCAAGAGCAATAAGCTGGCGGCGTGATATAATCGCCGCATCTCACACCGATATGGCGACATATCACCCGCGCCACTTTCCAGATAGGACTGGGCGCAACGAAGGCACCAGAGAGGCGATGAAAAACTGGTGCGCTGCCTGGCAACAGGTCACGCGGATAGCGTGGGTAACAGAATTCGATCCGTAGTAAGAAAAACCCGCCTTCGTGGCGGGTTTTTTGTTGCTGCTGCGGGTTTTTATTGTGGTTCACCCGCACCACTTAGTTAAAAGGGATGTCATCGTCGTCAACGGATGCAGGGAGCGTTTGTGCTGGTCGCGGCGCTGGCGCACCAGCTGCAGGACGCTGTGCTGGCGCTGGTGCGCTGCCCTGGCTTTCGCCGACACGCGGACCCAGTTCGACGTTATCGACGCGGGCCACCAGCTTGACGCCTTCGCCATTCTGGCCCTGGTAAGTCTCCATGCGAACGTCCGCCAGGCAGAAGCAGTGCACGCTGCCTTTCGTCAGGTATTGCGCGAGCGCTTCGGCCTGCTTGCCCCACAGGCTGGCGTCAATCCACTGGCTTGGCGCGTATTGCTCGCCCTGCTTTTTCTGGCCGCAGATGTACGCCAGCGACAGGTTCGCAACAGCAGTGCCGTCTGGCAGGTAGCGCACTTCCGCATCACGGCCCAGGCGGGCCAGTCCAATCATCTTCATGTTGTGTAGTGTCTTTCGTGTGGTTGAAATTACTTGCTGCGCCGTGCGTGTTCACGCGCACAGTCTGGACCGCAGAACAATTTCGGCGGCTCCAATTCTTCGCCGCACAGCGGGTTCAGGCATTCGCCTGTTGCCACCGGCTGCACCGTTGCTGCTGCCTTCGCTTGCTGGGCCAGAAGCGCTGTATGCAGCGCCAGCGCTTCTGTTTCTGATGCCTGGTCGTACAGGTCAGTCATGCGCCAAAGCCTTGCATGACCCATGCGGACGGCATGCGGCACACACATCATTGATGTTGTCTGCCTTGCATGCGCCTTCCTTGATAGCCATCCGCTTGCTAAACGAGTATGGGCCATCCAGGCTTGACGCCCGTTCGTCAGCTGGCACCAATTCGCCAGCCTGGTTGTCGTTCACCGCAGCCGGAACCGGATAACGCAATTCCAGCAGCAGCTGCAGTTCGTGCAGGGCCTTTTCAATATCCTGGCGGCCCTTGCCTGTCGGCTTGTCGTGGCGCGTCAGGCGCTTGACCACGCAGCCTTCCAGGAAGTCCAGGCGGTTTGCCTCGATATACTGGATGGGCTGAATGGCGCAGTCTTTGTAATGCGTGCCGCCAATCTGGACGGACAGAGCAGTGGTCATGTTGGTTTGTCGTCTTTCTTGATGTTGTCGTTTGCCGCTTCCCAGGCTTCCAGTTCAGCGACGGGATAGAGAACCTTCGAACCGCGCTTGATGAAGGGCGGATGTTTTTCAGGGTGCTGGCTTCGTTGGTTGGCCAGCGTTCCCTTTTTAAAAACACCGCCCCAACGTTCCACCAGTTCGTCGGGCGTGATGTACTTCTTTGCTGCTACGGTCATTGGTCCTGTTCCGTCTTAGGCCGCCTGGCCGGAAAGTTCTGCGTTCAAGTCGTCAACCGCAGCCTGGTCAGTGCTGGTGCGCTGTGCGTCGAATGCAGCGGCGGAATTCTTGAACACGTCGGGGCATTTTCCATCAGGGCTGATGGCCTTGCGGATCGCAGCAGGCAGCGCCTTCCAGGCATCGACCAGTGCAGCCATGCCCTGTTCACACACCAGGTTCAGGTTACTGCGGGCGCGCTCCACTTCAGGGTCCAGCTGCTTGGCGCCATCGACCCAGGCGCGCAGTGCTGCACCGTCAGCGGCGGTGATGTAGCCTTCGCCACGGCCAAGGATGCCGCGCAGTTCGGAGGGGCATTTCAGCACGTCTTGCGACTTGCCCTCATTCCACATCATGAGCGATGCGGTCAATTCGAAGCAGAAATTTTTCTCCTGAATCGGCATGACGCCTTGCGGTTCATATTCGGTTTTGCCATCGCGCTTGACCAGCTTCACTTTTTCGCGCGCCCTCATGCAAGCGATGATGTGGAGAGGCGATTGCAGCAGCGCGTTCATGAAGCGCTTGTGTTCGGCCTTCGCCTTGTTCCACGCTGGGTTCTTCTGGTTGCCCGCGTGCGCGATGTCCTCCAGGCCGCCGATGCCTTCGAATTCATGCGAGACGCTGTCAATCACCAGCACCTCAACTCCCACCTTTTCGAACGCAGCGATTGCGTCGATGTAGCGCTGTGGCGAGAACGGCGCAGTAAGATCGCCAATCAGGAAGCGATGCACTTCACCGTTCGCATCAACCAGGCTGTCACTATACAGGCGGCCGCGCTTGTTCTCAGAACAAATGAACCCCACCTTTTTGGCGTCGTAGTTCGCCATACCCCAGGCCAGTTGCAGCGCCGTGTAAGTCTTGCCGCCACCGGACACGCCGCCCAGTCCAACAACCAACCTCGCGCCCTCGCGTTGTGCTTCTTCGATTTGGAAAATAGTCATGTAGTGATGCTCTTTCAGGGTAGGAAAAATTACGCGACGCCTTCGACCAGGTGCGCGTTACGGTTCATGTGCCAGGCAGGAAGGCTTATCGTTTCCAGCTTGTCGCTGTAGCATGGCCACTTGTTCGTGCGCTTGCACTCGGCATAGGTGGCCAGGTCCTGGCGATACTTCGCGCGACCAAGTTCGCGGCCCGCTTCGTCCAGCTGGTACACAGCCACGCCAAGCGGCTGGCCTTCGACAACTCGCGCGGACTTTTCGACAGCGAGGAACACGAACGCACGCAGCGGACGGCCAACAGCGGCGCAGCCATCGCGATAGAACGCGTCCTGCGTATCGTAGGACCAGTTTGCAATCGATTTGCTGAAGCCTTCGGCGCTGGCGTCTTCCGTTGTCTTCAGGTCCACCACGATGTCGTCTTCGCGCCAGAAGTCAGGACGACAGCGGCACAGTTCGCCCGTTGCTTCATCGACCCAGTACACCGACCGTTCGGCCACGCCTGGTTTGCCAGTGAGCAGCGCCAGCGCAATCGGGTGCGCATGCACAGCGTCGCGCATGTTCATCAACTGGTCCCACTGTTCAGGTTCCAACACGTTGCGATGGCCGTTGTTCTTCAGCCATTCTGCTTTCAGTTCGGACCACAGTTGGAACTGAACGCCTTCGGCACGCAGCATCGCAGCCAGTTCTGGAATCGTGCCGCTGGTGGACAGAAGGCCCTGGCGGCCAGTGTTCGCGCCTTCAATGATGGCCTTCAGTTCCGCCAGCTTCATGCCTTCTAGTTCGTCGCTTGGAATGCGCGTGCCTTCGTCGGCCAGTTGCTGCACTTCCATGATACGCGCCACCAGGTCTGCCTTGCTGCCACTGGTGGACAGCTTCGCCTGGCGTCGTTCGTTCAGCTTGTTGACCATCGCCACCAGTTGGTCCCGCCCGTCCACAGCATCAGGGAAATCCGACTGCCGGATACCCAGGCAATATTCGGAATAGAACAACTGCGGTTCCAGCAACAAAGCATGGAATGCAGTGCCGATTGCTTGCGCCGCTGTCGGTTCGTTGTCGTTCGCCGCCAACTGTCGCGCACGGAAGTGCAGCGGGCTGCGTCGAATGATCGCCAATCCTGAATTACTGATGCCCGCGCCGCCGTGATATTCGGCGTTCGGGATATTGTCGTAGATGCCCGGAGTCACGTCAGTTCCTTATCGATTGGAAAGTTTTATTCTAGCACAACCGTTGCTTGTGGTTATGCTTGTCGATGCAAAATTATTCCGCGTGAATTCTTCGTGCTCCATCGCACTTTTGCTTCGATGCAAATCATTCGTACACACGCGGATTGCTTTTATTTCCCGTCACGATTTCAGCGCAATCCGCTGGGTGTCCATTTTGGACAACATCGCCGATGCTCCGTGGATAAGTTGTAAAACTGCATCATTGAGCGCGGCAATTCGCGCGGACACTTCGGGCTTGTGGATCGATATGCACCACTGCTTACGACTATTGGCTATGACCAGGCCGCGCATTTCCAGGTCGGCAAGTTTGCGCGTCACTGTTGGTCGCGGCATGCCGATGAATTCCGCAAGCTTGCCTGCAGTCATCGGGCGCTGTTCGCACTGCCCGATGTAGATTGCCATGCACAGCAGCAGTGCGTCCGCATCCGATGCAGGGTATTCGGAATCCAGGAACGCTGTTGCAATTAGCCTTGCCATGTCCAGCAACAGCTTCGCTACGACGTAGCCTGGCCTGTCCTTCCTTGCCTTGGGCATTTCACATCCTCCCACAAATCAGTTAGGCGTTGCTCGCGCGCATTGGTTGCGCGTTATAATTTCTTATTTCCAAACACACACAGTTATGCAGATACAACTACGCGAAGATCAGGCAGACCTGGTAGGCCGCACACGCGCCGCACTAAAACGCAATCGCCGCGTACTTCTGCAGTCACCAACCGGCAGCGGCAAAACGGTGATGGCTTCCTACATCGCAGGCCAGGCAGCGGATAAAGGCGCTGATACCTGGTTCATCTGCCATCGTGTCGAATTACTGGACGGGACCAGTAAAACATTCGCGAAGTTCCGCATCAACCACGGATTCATTGCCGCAGGCATGCCGATGAACACGCGCATGCCAGTGCAAATCTGCAGCATCGACACGCTGAAAGGACGATTAGACAAACTGCGCGCACCACGCATTGCGATCATTGACGAGTGCCACCACGGCGGCGCAGCAGGATGGGCTGCCGTCATCAAATGGCTGACGGACAACGGCACGCTGGTCATCGGCCTGTCGGCCACGCCATGGCGGCTTGATGGTGGCGGACTGGATGCGCACTTTGACGAACTGATACCTGGGCCGACACCAGCGTGGCTGATGCAGCAAGGCTTCCTGTCCGACTATCGCATTTGGGTTCCGAATGGCGGCATGGACGTATCTGGCGTTGGCAAGCGGATGGGCGACTATATCGCTGGCGAAGTCGAAGCTAAAGTGGATAAGCCGAAGCTGCTGGGCGACATCATTACGCACTGGCGCAGGCACGCTAACGACGAACTTACTGTGGGCTTCGCGCCGTCGCTCGCGTTCAGCCAGTACATGGCCGACCAGTTCAACGCCGCTGGCATCCCAAGTGCACACCTGGACGGCAACACGGATAAGGGCGAGCGCCGCCGCGTTATCCAGGCGTATGCCGACCGGCGCATTCTGGTGTTGTGGAACAAAGGACTATTTGCTGAAGGCTTCGACATCGCCGCAGTCGCGCAGCGCGACGTGACGATTAAAGCCGTCATCGACGCAGCACCGTCAGCATCGCTGTCACAGGTGATGCAGCGCTGGGGGCGCGCGTTGCGTCCAGGCGACACTGCCAAGCTGCTGGACCACGCGGGCAACAGCAACCGCCACGGCTTCCCTGATGACGAACGCGAATGGACGCTGGAAGGGCGCATGAAGACGCCGAAGGCAGCGAACGACAACGCGCCACCGCCGCCAGTGACGTGCGAGCAGTGTTTTATGCAGATACGCAGGCCAGTTCCTGAGTGCTGCCCAGGCTGCGGCAAGCTACTGGTGAAAGAACACAAGCCGCTGGAATTCGGCGAAGGTGAACTGAAGGAAGCGACCGCCGAAGACAAGCGCGCAACACGCGCACGACTGCTGGCAGAGCAAGCCGCCTGCAAAGACCTGGGCGCACTCGCCGACCTGGGCCGCAAACGTGGCTACAAAAACCCGTTGGTGTGGGCTGGCAAAGTCATGGGCGGGCGTCGTCGCAAATAATTTGCTGATTTACTTGCGCAAATATTTATGGCCGGGTTAGAATTGCATCACTGCAGCAAAACAACTGCAGGTTTTCCGACAAACAACGAAAGGAATGTATGGAAGCGAAGAACTTTGCAGTGGGTCAAATCTGGAAAGCGCGCGACGGTTCGATCGCGGAAATCACGGATGTTAGCGGTGTTGAAGGCGCTGACTATCCAGTAACTGCGCACAACATCAATAACGACGAACGAAATTGTTTCACTATGGAAGGGCGCTACTTCAAGGGCGAGCACGCACAGGAATTCCACCTGGACCTGGTGAAGCGAGTGCCAGATGAAGAAGTCGCCGAAGAAGAAGACCACAAAGCCATGCTGGAATTTCAGCGCGTCGTTGACGCCCGCAATTTCGCTGACCAGCTGATGCTGGCGCTGGCAAGCAATCCAACCGAAATCATGACGCCCGACGCAATCGTGCATTACACGCAGTCGGTGCTGGACCTGCGCAAGACGCTGCAGTTCTGAAAACCGCCACCTAAATACTGAAAGATAATTATGCGCCTGACCAATATCATCCGCGACGCCTTCGTGCGCGCCGCGATGCAAGACGTACCGCAAACCGACTATGTAGAAGAAATGCGCAAAGTCGCGCAGGACGACGCCGTTGCGCAGCTTCCGCCGAAGGTTCGCGCGCTGTACCAGGACAAAGAACTGTCGCATTACGTGAACACCGTCTATCGCAGCCACGGCGGCTATGGTGTCAATGTTCCTGGTGCGGGCGACTTCAGCCTGACCGACAAGGCCAAGGCCAAGATAAGCGAAATGCGTGCCGCGCTTGAAGCGCAACAGGAGCGCATGAAGGGCCTGCAGAACAAGCTGCGCAACTGCGCATATGGCTGCAAGACACGCAAAGCACTGGTGGACATGCTGCCGGAATTCGAAAAGTACCTGCCAGCTGATGACGCTGCCGCGTGCCGCACGCTTCCAGCAGTAGCGAACGTGGTCAGCGAGTTTGTGAAGGCTGGCTGGCCGAAGGACGCAAAGAAGCAGACGAAGAAGGCTGCCTAATCGTTAAACGCGCCGCCAGCATGGGGCGCATCCACTTCAAAGGATCACCCATGCTTCACACTCGCAAAGCACAGACCGCAGAAGACCAGGCAGCGATGGCCGAGCGCAACGCGCGCCGTGTTGAAATTGCCAAACGCAAGCTGGGCCAGCGCTACGCGCACCATCCAGCGAATCACGTGCAGCGCCAGAGCGAGCGCCGCCAGCCTACATAATGGCCCGCTACCACGTCCGCTGCCGAAAGTGCGAGGCGCGGCATGTATTCCGAATGATGCCCGATGAATACGTGCGCATTCCGTCGTGCAGAAACTGCGGCCAGAAATCGTTTCGCATTGACCGCTGGATGAACCTACGCGACACGAAGGCAACGGCGTGCAGCTGCAACGGCTATGTGGTGCTGACACATCGCGCACCATGGCCACACCGCATCGGCAGCCCGTACTGCTGGTACAGGAAGGACGGCAGCCAGCGCATGCCTGGCGATGCCGATTTTAAAGACTATCAAATGGAGCAGACAATGAAAGCATTACCTAAAATCTACGCATTCTCTAACGTGAAGGGCGGCGGCGACGGTATCGCCTACGCGATGGCCGAAGACGGCACTGTGCTGGGTTCGCACTGGTGCAGCAACGAATGCTATGTGCCTGGCGACCTGGGCGTGACGCCTGGCAGCCGTCCTGATCGGCATGAAGACTTCCGCAAGCACTACCCATATGGCTACGAAATGGAGTTCGTGCCAGCAGTCAGTGTGATGACGCACGAAGGGCTGGCGAAAGCGTTCAAGCTGAACCAGGAACAGGCAGCAGCGGACAAGGCTGCAAACGACAACAATAATTCGTCGGCACAAGCCGTCTAATATTCGGAAGGAGCAAGGACTATGACGAAACCCAGCTGGCGTTCACTGATCGACGCCAAGATTATCAAGCGCACCGACAACGGCATGGCAGTTCGGCCCGATGCAATCCGCATCATCGACGGGTTTAACCTGCGCGACACGACGGACCCGGATTACCGCGCCGAACTGGACAGCCTGAAAGCACACATCAAGCGCGGCGGAAAAGTGCCACCGCTGGAAGTCGTTGTGTCCGACGACGGCCTGGGCGTAGATGTCGTGGACGGCCACCGCCGAACAGCAACTTACTGGGAGCTGATCGAAGCTGGCGATCCAATCGAATGGATTCGCATCGAACCGTTCGTGGGCAACGATGTGGACCGCACGGTGCGCATCATGACCAGCCAGGAAAACCGCAAGCTGAAGCCGCTGGAAATCGCAGCTGGCTATGCCCGCCTGATCGCGTTCGGCCTGTCGCCTGAAGACATCGCCCGCCGCGTCGGTAAGACCCGCCAGCACGTGGACCAGATGCTGGTTCTGACGAGCGCGCCGCATGCTGTTCAGCAGCTGGTAAAGGATGGCAGCGTGTCGGCAACCGAAGCCATCAACCAGGTGCGTGCGCATGGTGACAAGGCCGCCGACAAGCTGGTGCAGGCGAAGCAGGCCAACGGCGGGAAGAAGGTCACTGCCAAGGCGCTGAAGCCGTGGACGCCGCCAGCAGCTGCTGTGCAGCCTGTTGTCGAAGCGCTGGACGCCCTGCACACGAAGCTGGACCCGAAAACGCGCATGGCGCTGCTGAACGAACCGGACGAATTCGCGCACGTCAGCATTTCGGCGCGCGTCGTGTATCAGCTGCTGAGCCAGCACGGCTGTATCGCCGAACTGCGCGAGAAGGCCGAACAGAAGCTGCGCGAGAAGCAGAACCAGGTGGCGCAGGGTGAACTTGCTGAAGGTGCGTGATGGCTAGGAAGGCCACTAAGAAGGAGTGCCGCACATGCAAGCAGTTGCTGCCGTTCGCATCGTTTCATTCGAACGGTGGCACAAAGGCAGACGGAACGCCGAAACTGAAAGCGGACTGCAAGGCGTGCTATTCGGCGGCGCGTAGTTCGACGATGCTGCCGCTTGATGCGCGCAGGATCGCACAAGAACTGCACGCCCTGCGCAGCCTGGAAGCTGCTGTAATTAAAATTCTGGTTGCGCACGGTCTAATACCCGAACCAGACATAAAGAAAAGGAAATCATGAATAAATCCGTTATCGTGTACGGGCCGCAGGGTTGCGGGAAGACGCGCTGGGCTGAGCGCATTGCAAAGCACTTCGGGCTGACGCGCATCGTGGACGGCTGGGGCTGTTCCGTGTTTTTACCTCACGGCACGTTATACCTCACCAACAATGAAGAAGACGTGCGGTTGTGGAATAGCGAAGAAAATTACATGTCGTTCGCCGAAGTCGCCCAGCAGATCAATGATGCTATTCCGCGCACGCAGTGGTTCCCGATGAGCGCACAGCCAGAGCGCGAAGGCGTCTATGAACTGCGCGTTATAGGGTTTGAGGACTATACGCACTGGTCCGCGTGGAAGGGCGAGTGGAAGACTACGACCGGCAGCGCACTTAGAGCTGCACCACAGACTGAGCGCAGTTGGGGCGCGCACAACCATTCAGTCAACGACGCATGGCGCGGCCTGGTCGAAGAACCGATTGTGGTGGAGGGTGCAGCGTGAGTATCGAAGCAATCAAGTCGCTGTTCATCAGCGTTACGCCTGTAGGCAGTCGCGTCACATGCAACCCGCCGCCGAGTGACACAGACCAGGATTATCTGGTACTGGTATCGCCAGAGAAGTGGGGCGACCTGGAAGAAATGTTGAGCGACTGGGATCATGACGGCTCTGATGTATCGAGCGATGTGCAGGACGCCGCGCTATCGTTCCAGTACTATTCGCTTGGCGATATGAACATCATCGCCACGAAGTGCACTGAATTCCATCGCCGCTTCCTGGCGGCCAGCAGCGTTGCGAAACGCCTCAACCTGCTGAACAAGGCTGATCGCGTTGCGTTGTTCCAGGCTGTGCTTTATGGAAACCTTGCGCCAGATCGAGCGCCGATACCAGAGCCTGCCGACTTTCTGTAATCTGCGGCAAACCCACCAGAGGAACGAACAGCCCAGCAAGTTCAAGCTGGGCTTTTCTTTTACTGGGGCGGATATGTCGGAACATCGAATTCAGAACGAAGGCCGGAACGCGCTGGCCCAGCCTGGCATCTTCAACACCCGCGCGAACGTCGGCAAGGCGTGGACTGGCAGCGAGTGCATCAGGCTGTCGAACGGCGACATGCTGATTAAGAACCCTCGCCCATTCGACACCGGCCTGCCGACTGGTTTCACGGACACGTTCGGCGTCACGTCCGAAGTCATCACGCAGGAAATGGTTGGCAGCACCATCGGCGTGGCGCACTTCATCGAATACAAGGATAAATCGCGCGCGACGCCGAAGCAGCTTGCCTTCCTGCGGGCCATGAATCGCCTGGGCGCACGTGCTGGCGTGGCCAGGTCCGCAGCTGAAGCTGTCGCCATCGCCAAAGGACAGCAGCAATGCACGCTTTGCGGCGGCGCAGGACACACGCCTGCGTACTGCCCATGGGGCGCATCGTGAGACCCGCTGAATTCGCACGGCGGCGCGACCGCATCATGCACGCGTCGGGCCGCAGCAACGCCTGGCGCAAGCGAGCGCTGCAGCACCTGGCGCGCGAAGCCAATGCCGCAACTGAAACGACTTCAGGGAATCGCGTGCTGTCGTGGCGTTTAAACAACGGCCAGCACGTGTGCGCGAAGCATCGCTACGTCAGCGAAACGCAGGCCACCGATGCCATCTGTGAAATGCAGCGCCAGCATGATGGCAGGCGCAAACCGATTCGCGCGTATGCCTGCTACTACTGCTTCGGTTGGCACATCACTTCGCAGCCGAAGTGACGCGCAGTGATCGGCAATAATTTACATCTAAGTATCCGCGCGCATACTTTCTGATGTACAATTGAGTTTCCAACCAACATTTCATATTGATATTTATGTCCGATCGGAACGAAGAACTGCGCAAGATCATGCGCGACAACAAGCTGAAGACGCGCGACGTTGCGAAGCTGCTGGGCCGTCAGCCGATCACCGTGCGCATTTGGCTGTGCCAGGGCGAGAAGACTGACCGCGTGATTCCAGCCGAACAGCTGGACCGCCTGAAAGACAAACTCGCACTGCAGGCAGCCACCAAGAAATGACTGCACAGCAACGTCACGACTTCAGCGACCTGACGCGCGAAGAAATCAGGGACGCACTGTCCTACATCAACGCGAGCGACCGCGATGCATGGCTGCGCGCTGCGTTTGCGATCCAGCACGAACTGGGACCGGATGGTTTCGACCTGTGGCACGACTGGAGCCGAACAGGTGATGGCTACAATGAACCCGATGCACGGGCCACCTGGCGTTCGGCGAAGGCTGGCGGCAACCAAAAAGGCACCGTCACCATCGGTTCGCTGATCGCTGAAGCGCAGGCGTTCGGCTTCAAGTTCAAATCCGAAGACCGCACGCCGATTAGCCAGGAAGAAATCGACCGCCGCCAGCGCGAGCGTGACGAACGCGAAGCCCAGGCGAAGGCCGAAGCAGAACGCCGCCGTGCTGATGCATGCCGCAAGGCCGCTGCCATTTGGGACGCCGCCGAAGACATCGACGGCATGGACCACGCCTACCTGGAGCGCAAGCAAGTTCGCGCCTTCGGGCTGCGCGTCGGCACCTATCGCGGCATTCCTAACAGCCTGCTGATCCCGCTGCGCCTGATCGACGGCACGCTGGCAAGCCTGCAGGCCATTTTTGAGAACGCCAGCCCGATGCTGGAAGGGCGGGACCGCGACTACCTGCCAGGCGGCCAGAAGTTCGGCGCGTTCCACATCATCGGCGACAAGCCAAGCGGACTGCAGCCGGTCATCCTGGTGGGCGAAGGCTATTCGACCTGTGCCAGCGCGCACATGGCCACCGGCTACCCTGTGGCCGTCGCGTTCGACAGCGGCAACCTGCGCAACGTCGGCGCGGCCATGCGTAACCTGTACCCGAACGCCATCATCATCATGCTGGCCGATAACGACTGCTGGCACGAAGACCCGAACAAGCCGAACGACGGTATGCGCCAGGCAGCACAGGCGGCCCAGGTGGCGGCTGCGCTAGTGGCTGTGCCGAAGTTTTCCGACGTGTCGAGCAAGCCGACCGACTTCAACGACTTGCATCTGCTGGACGGCCTGGACGCTGTGCGCGCGCAGATCGAAGCCGCGCTGCCGAAGAAAGCAGCCAACGACAACGAACCGCTGTATCCGCTGGACGCTCCGATTAATCCGTTCGGCTACCCGCACCTGTCGGACAAGGGCCAGCCGCTGAACACGGTTGAAAACCTGGAATTCATGCTGGGGCAGTATGGCATCACGGCGCGCTACAACCAGACGCGCAAGGCCGTGGAAGTCGTGCTGCCAGGCCGTCGCTACACCATCGACAACGCGGCGAACTGCAGCCTGGCCGAACTGACCAGCATAGCCGTGCGCAACCGCATGCCGCAGTCGAACCTGTCCGACTACACGAAGCTGATTGCCGACCGCAACGCCTACAATCCTGTTTGCGACTGGATCGACAGCCGCCCATGGGATGGCGTGCCGCGCATCCAGCAGCTGCTGGACACAGTGAAGACTGAAGGCGACCAGGCGCTGAAGGACAAGCTGATGTATCGCTGGCTGCTGTCGGCTGTGGCGTCCGTGTTCATGCCCTACGACTTCGAAGGACATGGCTGCCTGGTGTTCACCGGACCGCAGGGTATCGGCAAAACTACCTGGTTCCGTCGCCTGGTCCCAGCCGAACTGCGCCTGGTGCTGACTGGTGCCATGCTGGACCCCGCAGACAAGGACAGCAAAACGCTGGTGCTGTCGCACTGGATTGTAGAACTGGGCGAACTGGATGCGACATTCAGGAAGGCCGACATTGCTCGCCTGAAATCGTTCATCCCGCTGCCGAGCGACAAGCTGCGCCGTCCGTATGATCGCGTCGAAAGCGAGTACCAGCGCCGCACCGTGTTCTGCGCTTCCGTCAACGATGACAAGTACCTGGTGGACGATACCGGCAATCGCCGCTGGTGGACCATTCCAGTGATCTGGATCGACTACCGGCACGACATCGACATGCAGCAAGTGTGGGCCGAACTGCTGGTGCATTACCAGCGCGGCGAACAGTTCCACTTGACGCCGGAAGAAAACGACGCGCTGGGCAAACTGAACGCTGAACACGAAGCCGTGGACCCAGTAGAGGAAATGATTCTGGCCGCGTTCAAGTGGGACGAAGCGTTGCGCACGTCGCGCATGACGGCCAGCGAAGTGCTGGTGGCAATTGGGTTCGACAAGCCGACGAAGGCGAACGCCACGCACGCCAGCAAGGTGCTGAAGAAGCTTACGGGCGGCGATCCGAAGAAATCGGGCAGCGCGCGCTACTTCGAAATGCCAGCGCGCACACGTGGCAACAAATCAAATCCGCTGGACGATCCTGACAGGCCATTCTGATGAAAACCTTCACCACGTTCGACGGCCACCAGGTTGACGGCAGCAGCGAAGAATGGCGGCACCATTGCGAAGCGCGCACCGTGCTGCGCATGCCGACCAGTGAGCGTCAGGCGTTCCTGAACCTGGTAGGCAAGCGACGCGGCGACGAAGCGATGAACCAGCTGCGCAATACCGTGCAGCGTATGTGGACCGATGACACAGCGCGCGAAATCATCGCACTGGCGCGCAAAGACCTGCTGGCGAGCGAACAGCGCCTGGAGCGCATCGGCAGGAACGGAACGCTGGGCGAACGACTTCGCGCTGGCGTCGAACGAAGGATGCAGGAAATAATTTCAAGCGGCCACACCGCGAGCAATGACAACGACTGGAAGCAACCAGCACCAAAGATGGAAACACCAAAGCAGCAAACTGCAGCACCACAACGGAAGCCCCATCAGGAACGAGAAGTCCGGGACTGGTGGAACGAAGCAAGTTAGAACATTTCATAACCAACGAACTGAAAGGGAAGCATGAATAAAGTATTTTTTGGTGATTGCCGCGACAGCCTGAAAGAAATGGCGAAAGACGACGTTAGGGTGCAAATGTGCGTTACAAGCCCGCCTTACTTCGGTCTGCGCGACTATGGTCATGACGGCCAGGTGGGGCTGGAAGAAACGCCAGATGAATATGTTGCCGCGATGGTAGAAGTATTCCGCGCTGTGCGCGATGTGCTGGCAGATGACGGCACGCTATGGCTGAATATCGGCGATACCTATGCAGCAAATCGTGGCTACCAGGTTCCAAGCACCAAGGGCGGCGCGAAGCATGCACCAGCGCAAGGGTTCGAAAACAGCGGAATGAAAGTCCCGCCAGGCATGAAGGCAAAAGACCTGATCGGCATTCCGTGGATGCTGGCGTTCGCCCTTCGCTCAGATGGTTGGTATTTGCGCCAGGACATCATTTGGAACAAGCCTAACGCGATGCCTCAGAGTGTCCGCGACAGGTGCAACAGCAGTCATGAACACATCTTCCTGCTGTCGAAGCGAGGAAAATACTTTTTCGATCACCTAGCAATTCAAGAGCGCGCTGCAAACGACAATGACGGCCAGGCGATGCGCAACAAACGTGACGTATGGAGCGTCAACACAAAGGGATACAAGGGCGCACATGATGCAGTTTTCCCGCCAGCGCTTATCGAGCCGTGCATTCTGGCTGGCAGCCGCCCTGGCGACATCGTACTGGACCCGTTCATGGGCAGTGGCACAACGGCAGCCGTGGCCGTCCAGCATGGCCGCCAGTACATCGGCTGCGAACTGAATCCGGCATACGAGCCGCTGCAGATTGAGCGCATCGGCAAGGCGGCCAACGACAACCAACCGAAGGAGGAAGCCGCAGCATGAACAACACACCACACCCTGATGACCTGGCCGTTGACGCATTCGCAGCGGCCATGAAAGCGAAGATGGCCGACCAGCGCGCGAAAGGATATCAAGGCTGGGAAGACCCCGAACAATGCCCTGCGTCGCGCCTGCGCCACATGCTGGTGATGCACATCGCCAAGGGCGACCCGGTGGACGTTGGCAACTTCGCCATGATGCTGTTCATGCGCGGCGAACGCACGATGCGCGAACCGCAGCCATGTGAGGATGCGACCGCACAGCTGGCGCTGGCACGCATCGAAGAACAGCAGGCAAAACGCGACCGCAGGCTGGCAGCTGAGCAGCGCCGCGATGTGGATCGCCGAAATGCAGGTGCAGCATGAAGAATTTCTATGAAGTGGGGCGCGTGTACGTTTGGCAGAACCAGGTGGGCGATTTGGAATGCTATAACGGCATGGAATGCACCGTGACTGGTCCTGAAGTGGAATTCGTTGCACACCCTGACAACAAAGTCATGGCAGGATGGCCGACAGATACGCCGCTGATGCCATGGCATCGTGGCGTGTCAACCTGTCTTTACGCAGTGCCTGGCGACCTACGTCCGAAGAACCCGCCGCCTGGCGAACAGTCCGTGCTGGATATGTTCAATCTGAACGACCTGGTGGATGCATAGCTGGCGCTGTAAGTCGTTTAAACACAACAACCCGCCTCGGCGGGTTTTGTTTTTGCAACAAATCGCGCAAATTGTTTACACGCGCATATAAACCTGAGGTAGAATGTTGTTCATGGGCGCTGCACTTCGCGGCGCGGAATGAAAGGGCAAGGAAATGAGTGACGCAGAAAAGATTGCAATGCTTAAACTTCGTTTGGATCAAATAGTCGGCGAAATCAGCGTCCACGGTTCAATCGACTACCGAGATTGGCGAGTAGAAAAAGCCAAAGAATTGCTGGAATTGCTGAAAGCCGCCTAAACCAACCCCGCGCCCTTCGGGGCGCATCATCGAAAGGACAAGAGAATGTACAAGTACAACGTTTATCACCTGGGCGTGTTCGTTCGCAGCATCCAGGCAAACAGCGCCTATCACGCAATCTCTATGCTCACGAAGGGCCGCTGCGATAAGAGCCAGTACACAGCTATGAACACCGAAACGCCCTATGTGAACCAGCGCTGGGTTTAGCCCGCCCACACCCAGCACCACCACACGCCGCGCACGACGCGGCTTTGTCCGTGAAGGCGTCGGCATGGGGCTGGCGCGGCAACGAAAGGAATTTATGAAACTCTGCATAGCGTATGCTTCGGGCGGCATGAAGATGCTGGCAACGGTCGATCAGCCTAACGAGTACGTCGCACACGTGTTTAACAAAGGCGACGGCGATTTTGCCGATGAAATTCTGCAGGCTGTCAACGCACACGACGACCTGGTGGCAAGCAATAAGAAGCTGCGCGACCGCATCGAAGAAATGAAGCAGTCCGGGCTGGCTATGCTGGAACACGAAGCGAAGCGCACCAGGGAATGCCTGGAACTGCGCGACCAGGTGCAGCAGCTGATCGATGCGTTGAAACCGCTGATCGAAATCGCGGAAGAACACTGCGATGCTGGCCCGCATGATGAAGGCTGGCAGTCGGATGAACTGCTGGCGAAGATCGCTTTTGCGAACGCAGCACTGGCCGCAGCGGGTGCAGCATGATGGGCCTGGCTGTGTTTGCTGGCGGTTTCGCCGTCACGTTCGTTGTGCTGGCGCTGGCTGTGCGGTTGTATTGCCGCATGGCGCGTAAGCAGCACGCTGCGAACTGAAGTCACTTCAACAACCGAAAGGACTTATGGATACCAAACTGAAAGAGGCTGTGGGGCGTGTGCGGGGATACATGCAGGCACGCGGGCAAAGTTCGCTACTGGACAGGAACGAAATTCACACGATCTATTCGAACGGCTGGCCAGCGTTGAATATGGATGACCTGCGGGCGCTGGTGGATGGCGTGGAGCAGCGCAGCAAGGACGCCGACAACTGGGCAGGCGCATGTGCTGGTGCTGAAGATGAACGCGACCTGGCGCGTGCTGCCTTGGATCGCGCCAGAACCGCCATCAAGGTTGGCATGCCGGAATACAGCCTGGACGACGTGGCGGAAATCATCGAAGCGGGGCTGGGTGGCCAGGCGGAAAGCGGCAAGCCGTTTACATGGGCGGACCACGTTGCCGTCTTCAATGGCAAGTACAACCAGGTGCGCGACGAAGCGGCGGAATTGATCGCGGGGCAGCGCAAGGCCCTGGACGCCTGGAACGACACCCGCACGCAGATTCTGGAAGCGCTGTGCGCGCCTTCGCTGCGTGTTACGCCAGTAGTTGCGGTGAAGACTTGGCAGGAGCGCGCCGAAGAAAGTGGCGCAGATGCGCTTACCGTAGACCAGTGCATGAAGTTGGCAGAAACGGAAATCGCCGACCTGCGCGCAGCACTCGCCCAGGTGCGGCAGTGATCGACCGAACCGAACGGCTACTGCGCGCCATGCCAGGCACGCACAACGAACTGATCGAGCGCACCGGCATGGGCAAGTCCACCGTGAAGCGCTGGACGGTGCTGCTGCGGGCCTGCGGATGGGTTCACGTGCCGAAATGGGTGCGCAGTGATGGGCCTGGGCGCATCCAGCCAGTGTTTCGCGCAGGGCCAGGTGTGAACGTTCCGTGCGACTTGCCTGTGTTGACCCCACAGGAACGCGTCGAGCGGCACCGCAAGCGCGCCAAGCTGTCGGGCGAACACCAGCACAAGCTGGCCAGGGAGCGAGCGCAGAAGAAAGCGGCTCGCGTTCGAAAACGTGGAAGACCTGCGACGCCGTGGGATGCGTTGATGATGTGAGAGAACCCGCCTAGTGCGGGTTTTTTCATGCCCGCAAAATCGCTTGTCCCACATTGCCCCTGTCAGTCTCTTGTTTGTCCCAACATAACTATCTGATTATTAAGTACTAAGTACTACTTGGGACAAGTGGGACAAGATATTTATAAAAACATAGAAGCTATCGATAGAGAATATGCGCATGCATAATAGCCCGTACCCTTTTTTATAAATCGCGTCCCACTTGTCCCTTTGTCCCAAATTGCTGTTGCTTGTCCCAAACATCACGCATGAAACATTGCGCGTTCGTATCTATTTCCACTCGCCTATATTACAATTCGGCATCTACATTTCACGGATGCCAACATGGAATTGCCTGCAAGTGTTCAGGAGATAGCTGACGTTATCGGGCGTGACAAAGCGTTATTGCTGATCGGGAAATTGCCGAAGGCTTACAGTCGCGACAAGCGATGGCCAGGCGCGCAGAAGTCCACACTGGTGATGTACGTGCCGACCGTGAAGCGCCTGGGCCTGGACCACTTCCTGGTCAAGACGCTGGGCTACATCGACGCAGTGAAGATGTGCGAAGCGTTCGGCGGCGAAATCATGTATCCGGCCAGCTGCGCGAACATTCACCGTAAATTCAGGGACGACAGCATTCTGGCGATGATGCGCACTGGAATGCGCGCGCAGACCGTTGCGGCAATCGTCGGCGTGTCGGATAGGCATGTGCGCAATCTGGTGAAGGAAAACCCACCAGAGGTTTGCCGTCTGGCATCTAACGATAATGCGGAGGTCAACAACGAGGCCGCCGCTTAAATGGAACAACAGCAGAATGTAGACGCAGCAGTTGCTGCGATTGGGTCTAAGGTCACTTATGCCGGTTCGGCTGGCAGTGTCCTGGGATGGATGGCAACCAGCGAAGCAGGCGTGCTGTTCGGCATCCTGGCGGCCATCATCGGCCTGGCAGTGAATGTGTTCTACAAGCGCCGCGAAGACCGCAGGCAGCAGGAAGAACACGACGAGCGCATGAGGCTGCTACGGGCCGAGGGCGCGCATCATGAGTAGGCAGCGGATTGCTGTTGCTGTGCTGTCTATCAGCGCGGCAGCATTCGCTACTTGGCAGGCAAGCGAAGGCTTTGCGCCAAAGGCGGAAATCCCGACTAAGGGCGACGTGCCAACAATCGGGTTCGGTTCGACGCGGTATGAAGACGGAACGCCTGTGCAGATGGGCGACACGATCACGCGGCAACGGGCTGTGCAGCTGGCTAAGAACCTGGCTTCGAAGGATGAAGCGAAGTTCAGGGCGTCGCTCCCTGGTGTGCAGCTGTACCAGGAGGAATACGACACGTACCTGGACTTCACCGGGCAGTATGGCATCGGCAACTGGCGTGCGTCGAGCATGCGCGGCTATTTGCTTGATGGGAAGTATGCGGCGGCTTGCAAGTCACTGCTGCGATATCGGTTCGCTGCAGGATACGACTGCAGCACGCTGGTCAATGGCCAACCGAATAAGCGCTGCTGGGGCGTGTGGGTAAGGCAGAAGCAGCGATTTGATAAATGTATGGCAGCCCAGTGATATGGGCATTTTTTATAAGGAAGTCGGCATGAAACGTATTTATGAGTTTTTAGAGAAGCACGAATTCACCCTTGAACTGCTGATGCTGATCGCATTCGCGGCGGCCTTCGTTCACCAGGTCCATCGTGGGGAAATCGCCTACGCTTGCATCAATGCTTTGATGGTGTTGTGGGGCGCTATCGAACTACGCCGCATCCATAAGCGCGCATTGGTGGGCGAATGAACCCGCTGGACGCAATCAAGACCGCGACGAAGCCCTGGTGGATTCGTCTTTTGCCTTATGCGCTGGCCGTGGCTGCTGTCCTGGCAGCGCTGTGGGCCGCGTACAGCTTCGGCGCTGACGTGACCGCAGAGCATTACCAGCGCGTCATCGCGCAGCAGAATGCCGACAACGCAACAGCACTGGCGGCAGAACAGCTGCGCTATCGCGGCCTGGAGCAGCGCCACGCCATCGACATGGCAACCATTGACCAACATCACCAACAGGAGATTGCCGAACGTGAAGCCATTTCAAACCGCACTATTGCTGACCTGCGCGCTGGCGCTGTCGGGCTGCGCGACAAGTTCACCACATGCCAACGCACCAGGGGCACAACCGCCCCAGCTGGCACCAGCACCAGCAAGCGTGATGAAGCCGCGTCCCTCGAACTTCAGCGAGCGGATGCGGAATTTCTTGTTCAGTTCGCCGACGAAGCCGACAGCGTAGCGGACCAGCTGCGGGCGTGTCAGGGCGTTGTGCGGGCTGATAGGGCGGGCGTTAAGGGGATGCCTAAGCCATGATGCGCACACCACCACCAGCACCACCGGCACCACCTGTGCGCCATGTGTGCGTTGCATGTGGCCCGCTATTGGCTGACGGTCGTCATCGTGACCTACTGTGCAGGCTGGTCATTTGGTTGACCAGCAAGGGTAAGTGATGCGCATCCCTGTGTTCACCAGCCTGGGCAAGCGCAAGGACAACGCACAGCGTCGCATCCCTGACCAGGACATCATCTCCATGCGTGACATGGCCAAGCGGCACAGCACTGAACAGGTGGCTGCCGCCTTCCCTCACGTGAGCAATAGCTATGTGCGTCGCGTGTTGGCAGGCAAGGCAAGGGATGATGTGGCGTGAATGCAACGTTGTTTTTACGCAACGTTTTGGGTCCTTACTGGCCTTGGGTATATGCGGGGGCATAAGGCCCGCGCCGTTTCATATCTGCGTGGGTTTTGAAAACGGAAATTATAATAACCAAAAGAAATAAGCATGGGCGTCAAACTTAACCGAGGGCAACTCGCAGACCACATGGGCATTTCCCTGCCAACAGTGGACCGCTGGGTTAAAGAGGGCATGCCAGTCGAACAGCGCGGCCAGCGTGGCGTGCAGGCGGTCTACGACCTGGCAGATGTAATACGCTGGCGCATCGACCGCGCCGCCAAGGACGCTGCAGCCGACGCGCCAGACGACTTGTCCGCCATCGAAAAGCGGACGGCCCAGGCCAAGATGCTGACCGCTGAACTGGAACTGGCGAAGAAGAAAGGCGAGGTTGCGCCCGTCCGCGACTTCGAACGCGCCCAGGCAAAAGTGTTCGCGCAAATCCGCGCCAACGTGATGAACGTCCCGCAGCGTTGCGTCATCCAACTGCTGGGCGAAACCGATGAAACAATTTTCAAGGACAAGTTGCGCAAGGAACTAACGCTGGCGCTGCAAGCCGCTTCCGAAGCTGACCTTACCCTGGAAGACGAAGACGAAAGCGAGGGCGACGAATGACGCGCCCGCTGCGTTGCCTGCTTGGCTGGCACAAGTACACCGCGCCACTGGTTCAGGAACTGGCGGAAATTCGCGGCAAGGCGCGCCGCATCGTCAACCGCACCGAAACGCGATACTGCATCCACTGCGACCACAGCGATGTCCGCAGCGAGTGGATTAGCAAGCGCGCCTTAAAGCGATTCACCACCAACGAACAATGACTATCGTCGCCGAAGCCTTCCGTAACGCGGATGCCGTGCTGGCCGCCATCCGCCGCGCCGCCGTGAACCTGATCCCGCCGAAGGACATGCTGCCGTCCGAATGGGCGATGGAAAACGTGCGCATCCCAGTCGGCAATGCGATCCCTGGACCGATCGATTTCGACAACGCGCCGTATCAGCGCGGCATGCTGGACGCGATCAAAATCCCTGGCATTCGCCGCATCGACTACATGACCGGCGCGCAGCTTGGCAAGACGACTGTGCAGCAGTGCATCACCGGATATTTCATCGCGCACGAACCACGTTCACAAATCCTGGTGCAGCCGACGCAGGGCGACGTGCAGACGTTCCTGGAAACGAAGCTGCGTCCCATGCTGGACGCAAACCCTGCCATCGCCGACAAGATGGCGAAGCAGCGCGGGCGCGAGGGCGTCAACAACAGCCGCATCATTTCGTATGTCGGCGGCTGGCTGATGTTCAGCTGGGCCGGTTCGCCGAAGACCCTGCGCGGGCGTTCCGCGCCGATCACGCAGGCCGACGAAGTGGACGGCATGGACGCGACGCCTGAAGGCGATCCAGTCGAACTGCTGTCGCAGCGCGCCGCCACGTTCGGCGACCAGGCGCTGAACACGCGCAGCAGCACGCCGACAGTCAAGGGCGCTTCGCGCATTGAAACCGGCTTCGAAGAAGGCGACCAGCGCCGCTACTACGTGCCCTGCCCTGACTGCGACACGCCGCAATACTTCCAGTGGCAGAACGTCCGCTGGGAAGGCCGCGTGTCCACGAGCGTCAAGGAATGGGAACTGGATCTGAACCAGGAACACAAGCCGGAAACGGCGCTGTACTGCTGCGAGTATTGCGGCACGCTGTGGGACGACGGCCAGCGCATCGCCGCCATCCGCAACGCTGAACGCCTGGGTCACGGCTGGAAGGCTGCGAAGCCGTTCAAGGGGCATGCGTCGTTCCACGCTCCTGAAATGCTTTCAACGTTCCGCCGCCTGCGCGACATCGTGCAGTCCTACCTGGACAAAATCGCCGTGGGCGACATCCAGTCGTTCCAGAACGTCAGCCTGGCGGAAACGTTCGAAGAAACCGGCGAGAAGGCCGACCCGACCACGCTGCAGGGCCGCGCAGAAGCGCTGGGCTGGATGCAAGGCGACGTGCAAGTTCCAGCTGGTGGCGTGTACTTGACGGCGGGCATCGACATGCAGAACGACCGCCTGGAAGTCGAGATTGTCGCCTGGGGCGTCGCAGAGGAAAGCTGGTCCGTCGATTACCGCGTGCTGTGGGGCGACACCATGCAGGACGATGTGTGGGACGACCTGGACGACTTGCTGGCCGAGCAGTTCACACACGAAAGCGGCGCGTTGCTGTCCATCCAGTCTGCCGTTCTGGACACTGGCGGCACCGCTGGCCACACGCAGCGCGCCTACGAATACGCAAAGGGCAAGACGGGCCGCCGCCTGTTCGCTGGCAAGGGACAAGGCGGCTGGGGCATTCCTATCGTGCAGGCACCGCAGCGCCGCCAGTCGGGCAAGCAGCGCCGCAAGGTCGACCTGTTCATTGTTGGCGTTGACGAAGCAAAACTGATGGTGATGCGCCGCCTGGCTCAAGCAAAGCCAGGCCCAGGCTACTGCCACGTGCCCGCCGACCGTGACGCCGACTGGTACAAGCAGATCACCGCTGAAAAACTGCTGACGCGCTACGTGAAAGGCCAGCCTGTTCGCGAATGGCACAAACCTGACAAGGCGCGAAACGAAGCGCTGGACTGCAGGGTGTACGCCTATGCCGCACTGAAGATCACGCTGCCGAACCTGAAGAAGATCGCAGAGCGCATGAAATCGTTCATTCCGCCGCAAAAACCGGCTGAAAACAGCGAAAAAACAGCGAAAAAACCAGTAAAAACGCCCGAAAAACTGCCCGAAAAACAGCAGGAAAACCCACCAGAGGAACCGAAACCGCGCGTCGTTCAAACTGCACAGGTGCGTCAGTCCGCGCCTGCGAGGGCGACGAAGCGACGCAATTTCGTGAATAACTGGTGATGGGCATACGTGAACGACATTCTTCCAGCAAAAATTAGCGCTGGGCTGACATTTTCCAAGCTGGTGACACTGGCATGCTACCCGGCGACGGGTTGGCAGCTGTCCGTGTCTCTGCGCGGGCCTGCCGCCATCGACCTGCAGGGGGTCGCGGAAGGCGTGGACCATCGCCTGGCGGCGTCGGCCGTCGAAACAGCAGCCTATGCACCTGGCCTGTACGTGTACAGCGCCCGCGTATCGGCTGATCAAGTCGTTATCGAAGTCGATGCGGGCCGCGTCGAAGTCTTGCCTGACCTGGCGCAGATGCCAGGTGGCAGTGATGTGCGCAGCCACAACCGCATCGTCCTGGAAAACATCTGCGCCGTTATCGAGAAGCGCGCAACGATGGACCAGCAGCGCTACATCATCAGCACGCCGAACGGCCCGCGCGAACTGTGGCGCACGCCGATCAAGGATTTGCTGCTGCTTAAGCAAACCTATCAAGCCCTTGTGCGCGATGAAGATGCCGCAGCACGTGGTGGAAATGTCTTTGGGCGCGAAGTGCGCGTAAGGCTGAAATGAATTTCTTCAGTATGTTTAAACGCAGTGCGCCGATGCCGGAAGTGGCAGCGCCACTGGCCGACACCCGCCCTACCCGTTCTGGCCTGCGTCAAGCTGCGCGCGTGATGCAGCGTGCCGTGCGCATGTTCGCATCCGCAGGCAGCGACCGCCTGACGAAAGACTGGGGTAGCACGCCGCTGTCCGCCGACGACATCATTCAACGCAACCAGGTGGCGCTGGTTGCCCGCTCGCGCCAGATGGTGGCGAACAACGACCACGCCCGTGCCTTCATTCGCATGTGCCGCCAGAACATCGTCGGTCCTGGCGTGATGATGCAGGCCCAGGTGAAGACTGCCAGGGGCAAGCTGGACGTTGACGTGAACGCCGCCCTGGAATCTGGCTGGAACGACTGGGGGCACCGACGCAGCTGCACCGTCACCGGCAAGAAAAGCTGGCGAGCAGTAAAGCTTGGCGCTGTGCGCGACGCCGCGAAGGACGGCGAATTCTTCGTGCGAAAAATCTACGGCAGCGACGCTGGGCCGTGGGGCTTCGCGCTGCAGACCATCGACCCGCAGCGCTGTCCTGTTGACCTGGACGTGCAACGCGTGAGCGGCGGCACGAATTTCGTGCGAGCAGGTATCGAGTTCAACCGCTTCGGGCGGCCAGTGGCGTACTACTTCACGACCACGGACGAAAGCGAACAGGCATTCGTGTACAGCGGGCGCAAGCACGTGCGTATCGCCGCCGACGAAATCATTCACGGCTTCCTGGAAGAAATAGAAGGCCAGAAGCGCGGCCTGCCGTGGATGGCGACCGGCCTGCTGCGCCTGCGCAACCTGCAGGGATACGAAGAAGCCGCTGTGATCGGCCAGCGCATCAGCGCGTCGAAGATGGGCTGGATTGCCTTCGACAAGGACACTGACGGGCCAGAATACGACGAAGACAACCCGCCAGAAATCGACGCTGACCCTGGCACGTTCGGCATCCTGCCGAAGGGCGCGCACATCGAAACTTTCGCGCCGTCCGCATCGTCCGGTGAATTCCTGCCGTTCACGAAGCACACGCTGCGCGGTATCGCGTCTGGCTGGGGCGTCCCTTACAACGAACTGGCATCGGACCTGGAAGGCGTGAACTTCAGCAGTATCCGCCAGGGCACGCTGGATAGCCGCGAACACTGGAAGGAATTGCAGGACTGGCTGGTTGAAAGCCTGGTGCAGCCAGTCTTCGAGGCCTGGCTGGAATATTCGCTGCTGAAGGGCCGCATTGCCATCAAGGGCAAGCCGCTGCAGGCGTCGAAGATCGACCAGTACAACGCCGTTTCCTGGCAGCCGCGCCGCTGGCAGTGGATCGACCCGCGCGCCGACGTGGATGCAGCGATTGAAGCGAAAAATAATTTCCTGAAGTCGCCAAGCACGATCATTCGCGAGCAAGGCGAAGACCCGCAGTCCGTCTGGATCGAAACGGCCCGCGACATGCGCGCCCAGGTGGACGCGCTGGAGGGCGAAGGCTTCACGCGGGAAGAAGCCATGGACCTGATTAAAAACAGCTTCGGAATTCAGCCGAAGCCACCGGCAGCCGCTGCCAAACCGCAACCGAAAGCTACCGAATGACCATCAAGACACTGATGACGCGCGACGCCACCGATGGAGTCGCAAGCAAGGCCGTGCAGCGCATGGCAGAACTGGCGAAGAAGCCGCAGCAGCGCGATGCGGATGTAGGCGCTGTGAACGTCGAGGCTCGCACCGTCGAACTGTCGTTCTCCAGCGAACTGGAATATCGCCGCTGGTTCGGAATCGAAATCTTGGGCCACGCACCTGGTGAAGTCCGCATGGAACGCCTGCAGGATAGCGCCGCATCGCTGTGGAATCACAACTGGGACGACATGCGCGGTGTCGTGGAGTCCGCACGCATCGACAGCGACGGCGTAGGCCGCGCCGTGGTCCGCATCAGCAAGTCGCATGCTGGCGAACAACTGCTGCAAGACCTGGCGGACGGCATCGTTACGAAAGTGTCCGTTGGCTACATGGTCCACGGCCTGAAGCTGATTGAAGAACGCGAAGACGTTGACGTTTTCCGCGTCATCGACTGGGAGCCGTTCGAGATTTCCTTCGTTTCCGTGCCAGCCGACCCTTCCGTGGGCGTAGGCCGTTCGCTGGAAAACCCACCAGAGGAACAGCCGAAGAAAAAAACCGATGATGCTGGCAGCATCAAAGATTCCGCAGCAACGCGGGCAACTACCGAGGAACCAAAACCTATGAAATATCGCTACTTCCGCGACGCCCAAGGCAACATGTGCCGCGTTGCGCAGGATGAAAACGGCAAGGATGTGGGCGCGTCCGAAATCATCGAAGCCGCTGGCGCGGACAACCATTCCCGCAGCCTGGGCGAGTCCGCCGAGCGCGCACGTTCGAACGCCATCCTGGCGCTGGGCGAGCGCTTCGACGCCCGCGACCTGGCCGCACAAATGGTCCGCGACGGCAAGACCGAAGCCGACATGCAGAATGCCCTGCTGGACCGCTTCAACGAGCGCACCGCAAAGCCGCTGGGCGAGCAGAACCGCAACGCCGAAATCGGCATGTCCGACGCCGACGTGTCGCGCTTCAGCATGCTGCGCGCCGCCCGCGCCCTGCACCCGAACGCAACACGCGCCGACCGCGAAGCCGCAGCCTTCGAATTCGAGGTTAGCGAAGCCGCGCAGCGCGCTACCGGCAAGACCGCACAGGGCATCCTGATCCCTGCCGACGTGCTGGGCACCCGTGCATTCAACGCTGGCGGCATCCCTGGCGCTGGCCAGTCGGGCGCACACCTGGTTCCGCACACCACTTCCACTTCGTGGATCGACCAGCTGCGCAATCGTTCCGTGATGATGAAACTGGCCACCGTGATGTCTGGCCTGGTTGGCACCATGGACATTCCGAAGAAAACCGACCGCGCGAAGGCTTACTGGCTGGGTGAAGGTCAGGACGCGCAAGAAACCGGCATGGACTTCGGCCAGATCACCATCACGCCGAAGACTGTTGCGGCCTACATCGACATCACCCGCAAGCTGCTGAACCAGTCTTCGCCTGACGCTGAAATGCTGGTGCGCAATGACCTGCGCGACGCAGTTGGCGAGGCAATCGACATCGCCGCCATCTACGGCACCGGCACTCAGTACCAGCCGCGTGGCCTGAAGAACTACAACGGCATGAACGCTGTGGACTTCGCCGCCCAGCAAGCGCCGACCTTCGCTAACCTGGTTGCGATGGAAACCGAGATTGCAGCGGACAACGCCGACGTGAATTCGATGGCGTACCTGATGCACTCGCGTCTGCGCGGCTACATGAAGACCACGCCGAAGTTCGGTTCGGGCACCGAAACCACCATTTGGGAGCCAGGCAACACCGTCAACGGCTACCGCGCCGAAGTGACCAACCAGCTGAACGCTGACGATATGTTCTTCGGCAACTTCGCAGACTTCCTGAT